TCCTCAAGTTGAATCTTAGGATGTGTGTGTACATATCCTGCCAACCAAGGTGGGGTTCCTGGTACTATATCATCTCCATGAACAAAACGTAAGTGCTCAAGATCCTTGATTCTCTTACGTAGTCTGCGTCCACCTGGTCTAGGTGATCCAGCAGTCACTAGGGCTACATTGGTATTGCCTGACTCCCATAACAAGTCTGCAATTAAAGTAGCGGTTGCTCCACCAAGAGAGTGACCTGCAATAACAAGTTTCCTCTCTGGATTCAATCCCTCGTATGCTACCACTAGTTGTGCTAGTGTCCTGTTGGCATTGTTCTTGAATCCTCTGTGACAATCATCACGTTTAATTAAAAATTTTAAATTAGTTATCCAGTCTGTAGTCTCATTCGTGCCTTCTACAGCAAGAATAGTATGACCTGGAACTTTTCTACTAACTAGAAAGTCTTCTGAATGTGGGTATACATCTCTACAGCACCTTAGTGCTTCAAGGACTACCTCTTTTGATAATGTCATAATAAAACTCCTTTTGACTATTTAGTACTGTATTGTTTAATGGGTATTAATGGTGATGTTTGAAAATTTAAACTAATTATTGTACGTTTCTCATCCGATTCATTTGGTAATGCTTCATGCATAATATTTGAATCAAAGATAATAAAATCTCCTTCCTTTACATCAGGTTGATACCTTTGTACCATCCCTCCAGTTCCAGCACCATAACCAAAAGGAGATAAGAATTTAGTAGCACTATGAACCTTTGGATTGTAATTAACATACAACACAGACGACCAACCTATAGTACCATGATTATGTAATTCATGATTCTGTCCCTTATACTCAGTCTGATACCACATATTATCCAAACCCATCCAATCACCATGAGTCAATGCTTGACCATCTGGTCCTCTACCTAATGTAGACTGTAAAGTTTGTATAGCAGGACCAACAATATCTAAGACTACATCTGTATAAGATGGTAATTTTCTCTGGCTACTATTATCAAAGAAGTCTGTACATATATCTGAATATACTTTCTCTTCTGGTAACGCTTCTAGTATTAATTTCTTCTCCTCTTCCCAATTAGGTATAGAAAATTTATACAAGGGAACAGAAAACATTTCAATGAATTCCATAATAAAAAAATAATCTTTATTCTTTTACTCCCAATGCTTTGTCTGGAGTCTCAGGAACCTTTGGCATCATAGTGACACTAGTTCCTTTCTTTAACTTAACGTCTTTCTTTCCTTTAAACTTCTTCTCACTCTTCTTCGGTCCATTATCCACATCATGACCTTGATGCTTGTCACCGTATGCTTCTTGGAATTCTTTAAAGGACTTCATGAGTTTTATTTTTATTTATACCCAACGAGTTACTGTCAACTCTATACTATTATCATCCATTTCCCACTCATCTTCCACTACAAATCCCATTTCCTTTACAGTATTATGCACTGTCATCCTTGCATATTGTTGAGTTACTTTCTCAACAAACCTCTTCACTGGTACATCTAAGTCCCATGTCTGATGATCTGCATAAAGATCATAACACTGTTCTTCTTCGTTCCAACGGAAACCAATATCATTTTTCAATGCTATATCTGCACGTACAAGTTCGTGATCGTGAGCATGAGATGGATTAGTAATTTCTAAATTCTTATCTACCTCCACATCATACTGAAGAAGTTGCAATGCCTCAACTAGTTCTTCCTTATTCCGTAAAGATGTTTTAATCTTGGTGAAATGTGACATTTTGTTCTAGATCAATAGGTACGACTTGAAATTGTTCTGCTGTAGGTTCTCTATAAGAAACTACTCCTAGTTTCTCTTCAATCTTTTCTGTTAAATTTAAACAGGCATCTCCATAGACACCATCTACTGTCTCATCAACAGTTCCATCCTGTCTGATAGTAAATTTAATTGTTTCTTTCCTAGGCATTATATAATAGCATAGAACAAAAGTGTATCACACTAGTTTCCTTTTGTCAAGTTCTTTTCTTCCAGATGTCCATGATTCTAGCGGTCTGCTTCTTAGCAGCATCCTTCCACTCCTGAGTGTCCATGATATTTACTTCTTCTTTCTTCACCTTCTCTTTCTTATCCTTCTTACCATACCCTTCTTCTCTGGTATCACATGCAGTCTCTTCATTTGCTCCAACAAGTACCGTATTTCTTATCTGAGCACCATACTTAGGTTTCTCACCCTGATTGTTTGTAGGTGGTTCACCACCATTAGAAGTTGCTTTAGGATCTTTCTTTCCTGTCTCATCCTTCACACCTAGTTCAGGTATAGTAGGTAGTCCAGTAGAACTATCAAATTCTATTGCAGGAAGTGTTCCGTTTACAGATGTAAATGCTGCACCTGTTCCACCACCTTGCTTTTGTCCAGTAGGAATCTCTTCCTCCTTAATAGTACTATTCTGAAATGTATCACCCTCCATCCAACGACCATATGATTCCATCAATCCTGATGAAAATCCATCGTTAGCGGTAACAGTATTTACGGTTCTCTGTTTATCCATGTTAAATTATAGACAGTCTTCTAGGATCTATTTATATCTCTAATATCCTTTACCCACGCACGAAACATCTCACCATCCTCAGTGACACAGATAACGTAGTTCACACCTGCTCTATGGATAGTTCCTTTCTGTCCTGTAAGAGCATTCATTACATAGTCACCCTCAACAAACACTTCCTTCTTACGGTAGTTCTGTCGTAGTGCTTGCTCACGTAGTTTCTTAAAGTTCTTCATACATAATTCGCTGGTAAATATTTACGTATTTCTTTCATCAGTTTCTCAGCATCTACCGAATTTATTACACTAGGTATACCCTTCCTAAATTCTTTTAAGTTATTCTTAAAAGCATATTTCCTCTGGTTTGTACCAGAAATTTTATATGAATCACCATCAGGATCTCTATCACCTGTTGATCTAACTTCCATTGTAGTAAAGGTATAGTCTGAATAGTTATGCTTTTTTATCCACTGAAATGCAGATACTCTATCAGATCCTACCATCATTACCACATGCCAATAAGTTTGTTTAGATGCACCCTTAACCTTACAAGATTCAATATCTTGTAAGACCTGCGTTGCTGTTCTAATGTCAGGATTACTGTAAATATGATCTCTATGAACAGGAAACATTTTCTTTACCCACTCTGCTTTTTCACTAGCTGGTAAGGGATTCTCACCCTTTTTATCCTGAGACTGAGAAAGATAGATACGATAGTCTGCACCAACACTGTCGGCAGCTTTTTTAATAACATCAAAACTATTACCATGACCCTTAGTTGGTGGTTGAAACCTACCAAAGGTAAAGAACATAGTCTTTCCTATTTTTCTCAAATCTTTTTCATTCATTTTGAATAAGAACCCCCAATAAAATTATTCTTAGAGAACTCAAGACGATTCACAAACTTAACCATGTCTCCATGTCTATGGAGAACATACCCTTCAGGTGAAGTTACCTCATATCTACCATCCTTTAAGATATAAGTCCTGAACTTTTCTAATGGATCTAACTTATCTATAACAACCTGCTTTAAATTCTGAATCTCTTTGTACAAAGCAATCAATGATTTAAATTTAACTTCATTATTTACCAAATATTTCATAGAGTCGTCAATTAATTTCCTCTTCTCTGTCCTAGTTTTTTTCGTTTTGATTTCTGACACAATAGCATCCATTTTAGAATGGTAAAATGTAATAAGATTCATCAATGTGGTATCTATATTTGGTGTGACTGATGACTTTCTAATCTCATCATTAAAAAACTTCTTAATGTATGGTGCTATGTGGTATTTATCCTCACCTTTTGGATTACCAGTATTAGATCCATGAGTAACAAGATAATCTAAAAAATCACCACACTTTTTACACTCTTTATCAATCTTTGAAACTATATCATCAAATTGTTTCTCTTCAGCATGTGTTAGACCAACCTTATCAGTCTCAGTATCATTATCAACCACAAAAACATCTTGTGTATGTTTGAATTTTCCTATGTCAACACCTGGTTTGGCTTGCATCTCTTCCATAGAAGCACCAGTATAGTGAGTATGAAATACTACACCAATCTTTGCTCTTGCAGCTCTATCACTTATCTCTTTATGTTCTATAGGTATACCATACGATATTGTATTTGGTTTAAAAGTATACAGTCTTTCTTTATCAATAGTTTCTGTCTTCAAATCACCCTCAGTCCACAGAAGATCTCCTTGTATGACTCCTTTTATACCTAAATCTTTAAAATATTTTAAACATGCCTTTAATTTTATTGCTAGTCCTGGTTTATCATCAGCATATAGTTCATCTATACCTCTAGCAGATGCACATGGTTTAGGATTTACCTTATTAAAAACTGACTTAGTACCAACAAAAAATATACCAGTAATAGGATCTGTACCACATACCACAGATGGTGCTCCATCCCATTTAGTTTGCATATATCCCACATCACTACCAGCACATCCTAGAAGTCCTTTAACTTCTAAAAAATGTTCTACTATCATTTTACATCCTGCTACTCCATGATTTAATAACTCATCCTCAAGATGTTCTAGATGTTTTAATTGCTTTACGTTTGCCATTATTCCATCTTTAAAAATACACCAGACTCATCAGACTTAGATGCAGCGTACATATACAGTGTTCTTATGATAGCATCAGCAGAATTTGATCTAGTAATAGTATCAAGAAGGTATAAACCTAGTAACTTACTATATCTATATGACTGTGTTCTCTTGGATATCCTAAGAATCCAATCATTCTTTTCCTCTTCAGTTGGATTTGATTTCATGCCATCTGCACCATAGAGCATCATCAATCTAACAATTTCCTTACAAACCTTACTCATATTGGCACTCTTCTTAGCAGAGTCGTTCCAAATTTTTGTATTATCAAAACTACTATGCATAGAACCTGATGCTGGAAAGGTAACTTCCATATTATTTAATACAGTCTCAACACTACCACCCCCAAGCCGTCCCATATTTGCTGCTCCACCCTTCAATTCCATCTGCCAAGAGGACTTAGTTCCACCACCAAAATTTCTTGCTTGGAATCTATCATTAGCTCCACTACCATAATAGAAATACACATCCATAGGATAAGCATCCTCTTCATTCTTCTTTGATAGATTCTGAAAGATGAGACCTTTACTTTTAAATCCTATCTGCTGTGACGCTAGTTTCTGTGCTTCCTTATCAACATTAATTGGTGTATCAGTTGCTGTATCATTAGTTACCTTTTTCAGTGAAACTCCTATTAAATCAGCACTATCATAATACTTTTGTATCTCAGCATTTAACTGCTGCCATTGAGTTATTTCAAATACCTTACCTTTCTTCTTATGTAATAACTCACCTTTAAATTTACTAGTAGCCATCCATATATCAGCAGGATTCCACTTATCTTCTGATGAAAATTTCTTATTCCCTTTATTACATCTAGCATATGCCTTTGCTATGGTGTTAGCTTGACTAGTATTACCATCAATACCTTTACCTCTATAGAACTCATACTTACCCTTTGCTCCACCACTAGCACCATAGATATCCCATAATCTATTTGCTACACGAACACAAGATCTGACCCAATCTGGTTCTAACTGATCTGGCATGATCTCATTAATCTGATCATCTATATGAATCCACTTCTTAGCAGATTCTAAACCTTCAAGATCAATACTATCTTCATCGTTTATATAACCACCAAGAACATTAAAAGCATACGATGCAAACAAAGCTTGAGCACACTCAGTTCTTTTTGTTTCTCTAGCACCACCACCTGAACCACCACCTGCTTCTGGTTTTATCTGAAGTCTTAGTATTTTTGTTATCTTATTATCAGTTACACTGACATCTACTTCATAATCACCCTTCTTATACTCTGCATTCAATCCTAGATCAGTTATATTATTCTTAATATGCTGTGATGCTCTGTGTCTATGATGCTTTGGTACATAAACAATTAAATTTAAATATACTTTAGTCTGTTTAGATGCAGTCTCTGGATTAACTAATTTTTTTACATCAATATCATAGTAAGAGTATCCTTCACCACCTAAAGTTGATGCAATATCATTGTATGCTTTTTTCCAAACACCACCAAGATGATACTTCTTATCAATATGTGTTGCTGCCTTAGCCATAAAAAAAGAGGGTATGATCCCTCTTATTTATCCTCACCATTTCTTTTCTGGAACAAATCCCTTACCAATATGCAGATTAAAACTAAAAGTCAACCGCATCTTATCACGATTCTCTTCTCCTACAGATACAGTATGGTATAAATGTGGTGGGAATAAACAAATATGTCCATCAGGAATAGATGCTTCCCAAAAATCAGTATAATAATCTGCTATAGCAGATTTCCTATAATCAAATGGTTGCTGTGTACGCAAAGAATATTCATTCCTACTAAAATTTAACTGTCCTGGAAAGCAATTCTTAGCAAAATAAATACCAGACCAAAATGGATTTAAATTATTTGGAGCTAGATGATTATGTAACTCTTGGCTTTGCCCTTCGTAGTATGCATTATACCAAAACTGAGTCAAAGTAATATCTGTTGGCATATTATAGCACTCAAATACATCTTGAAGATGTTCTGTTATACTATTTTTAATTTCATTAGATTTCTCTTGTGAAATATAAGGATCATCTTTTTCTACAGTAGGAAAAGATGTATTTACTGATCCAGTCCAGTCTTTTGGTTTCCTAACAATTTTTTCAAACGATTCAATATTATATTTTTCATGCTCATTGAACTTGGTAATAATAATAGGAGTAGAAAATAAAGGAACGTCTTGTACTTCTATCTTTTCTCCACTTTCATTCTCAAATATTCTCATCGTCTTCAAATGTTGTAAGTTTAGTATACTTCTCATACAACTCACCTATCTTAGGTTCTGTTGCACGAGATTTCCACATCTGTCGTAGGATTATTTTAAAATCATCCATAGGAACTACCACAGATAGATTACCGTGTGTGTAAGGTTCATTATCTTTCATTTTTAATACACTTAAGAGCAATAGTAAATCTATGATGGTCTTTGAAAGGAGTAGCTCTATGCTCAATAGGAGCACTGAATCTAACAATACTATTATAGTAAGGTGGTATACCTATGATTTGTTCATCTACAAAGAACTCAGTACACCCACCTTGATTCTTATCACAATCAAAATTATGAATAGGATAATAAAGAAATGTCCATACTCCAGAATCTGTATGAAAATATGCTTGTTCTCTAGGAGCAAAACAATTTACATACAAACGATATAAAGTATAGGTATCCCAAAAACCAACATATTTCTCATTTATATACTTAATAAAATAATCATATATTATTTTTTCATCCTCTCCAACAGCACCTACATCTAGGTGAAATAGATTAGAAACTAATCCAGTGGTAGGTGCATCTGGATTATCTGTTTCACCATAGTTATACCGAGCACGATAAAAAATATAATCTGCTATACGATTTGCTATATCATCAGGAAAAAATTCATCAACCTGCTGTATGCTATCCATATATATCCTTCCTATCAAATATAATATTAAAGGACAAACTTATCCTATCATAATCTGTTGTATTGGTTGTAATACCATGTTTTAGAAAACCAGGAAACAATAACATTCCACCTTCAGGAACTTTTGGAGTCAATCTATGACCCCACCTTGAGTAAACTAAAGAATCACCTAGTTCTGTTGCTGGTGGTTCAAAAAACAAACCACCTGAATCTTCTGGTACTTCATGATAATATACACCTGCTATATCTGCTTCACCGTGACTATGAATATGTCCATAGTTTCCTTTTTTAAATAAAGCAGCCCAAGAATGAGTAATATTATATCCATACCTACCATCCCAAGGTTGTTCAAACAATTCCTCAAGATATTCAAATAGATTTTTTTCAATTCCTTTCTTAAGTTCTTTTAGATCATATTTAACAATCAAATTCTCCCTAAATGTAGGATCTGAAAGGTAATGTGTTGCACCCCAAGAATCCCTATATTGAAAATCAATCTCATCAAGAACAGGATCTAACTCTGCTTCAATTTCTTTATGATTATCAACTTCACCAAAGAATATTGGTGTTGGATATATGGGTTGTAATGGCATCAGCGATCACCAACTCTACGATGCTCAGATTTCTCTACATCAAATGATCCACCAGGATATCTCTTCTCTAATTTATTTACATTGAGTCTAATAACCTTCTCAATGTCAACATCCAATGCCATACATGCTTGCATTACATACCACATGATGTCACCTAGTTCAATGACAAGATGTTCTTTGTTATCTTCATTCCATGGCTTGCCTTGGAAGATCATCTTCTTGATGATCTCTAGGAACTCACCACCTTCAGCGTTGATACCAACACCAGACGTAAGAAGTCTTTCTATGTTAGCACCTTCTCTATCAAGTTCACCGATACGGTCAGCAAAATCAACAAAATTAGTAGAAGCATCTGAAGTTACAGCATCTACAAAGTGCTCATACTTCTTAAAATCAATAGTCATATTCAATATTTCCTACAAGGTAATCATACATGGTTTAGTAAAATATGTCAAGTATAGATATGTTTCTTAAGAAACTCATACGATGATGGTAAAGTTTTTACATAAGTATTCATTTTATCTACATCTTTTTTAAATTCATTATAAAATTCTTCCAATTTTGAAGATGATGCAGGAGGATACTTCATTGCTTTTAATGTGTTTAACAAAATACGACCAAAAGGTTTTTCTCCCATACCAGCAAGAACATAATAGAAACCCTCTGTCTCAGGCACTACTCCCCAACGATGCTCTAAAGAATGAACTATATGTAGATCATTATAATATTCAATTCCTTTATTAGTACCAGGATCTTGCTCAGGCCATTCCTTTTCAGCTTGATGTCTCCAATATGGTGTATCATCACGTGAAGTTAATTTATAATGCAATGCTACAAAATCTCTATTTCTAGCAATGTTAGTCTTACAAAGAAAATTAAAACCATCTATACTAAATCCATTTATATCACAGTTCTTTCTCTCTAACACTTCAAGTAAGTAAAATATATTATCATGTGTTGAAACAAGAGATGTAGATTCTAATGGTTCAACAAATGCATATGATAATCCAATACCAACTACATTTTTAACCCATGCTTTTTCTCTTACGCCATGTCTAATATTAATCTTTTTAAAATCTACCTCATCAGTTCCTAAGTATTTTACAAACTCTTTCTCTGCATCCTCATCACTAATAAAATCACTAGAGTAAACATATCCAGTACCCATTCTATCCCACAATGGAATATTCCAAGACCAACCACTACTGAGACCAGTACAATTAGTTACGTTTGTTAACTCTTTCTCTTTATCAGAGTATGGTAAGTTACATGCTATTGCTCTATCGTTTGAGAGCCAAGGTTTAAATGATTTAAACTCAGATCCCATCTCCTTCTCTAATAATAGAGATTGAAATCCAGTACAATCAATATAAAGATCAGCAGTATATTCCCTTTCTCCAACAACAGATGTTAGATATCCATTTTCATCCTTGGTAACACCCACAATATCATCATAATAATGTGTTATCCTTGAAGCATTATCTTTTATAAACTCACCAAATAGTTTTGCATCAATATGATAAGCAGTAAATCTATCAAAATCAAATTCAAACTCACTACTACCTTCAGTGTTACGATTATGTTTTGATAAAAAATAATTATCACTAAAGTATTCACAGAAAGATTCTGGTGGTAAATTATATTTGGCACTCATCAAAGCCCATTCACCAATACCTTCTTCTGTTAAAGGTTCATCAAAAGGATAGTCAAATGTTGTATCTTTCTTATAAAAATCTGTAAATCTAATAGAATTTTTATAGGTAGCATTACATGCTTTCATCCAGTCTTGATCATTAAGACCTACACTTTTAAGAAATCTATTAAAACCTAATATAGTTGACTCACCTACACCAATAGTAGGAACAGATTTAGATTCAACTAAAGAAACATCAAACCCATTATGAGATAAAGAAGCAGCTGCCATCCAACCAGATGTACCACCTCCTACTATCAATACACTTTTAATTTTCATAATAAATATGCTCCTTTAGAAATTCGTATGCTGTTGGTAAAGTTTTTACATAAGTATCTAGATCGTTTACATCTGCTTTAAAATCATTGTAAATTTGTTCTGTGTCTGGAACTTTTAACTTATTAAACAAAACCTTACCATAAGGTTTTTGTCCCATACCAGCCATAACATAAAATAGACCATCTGAATTATTAGACTGCCAACGATGTTCTATAGAATGTGCTTTTAAAAAATCATTCCAAAAATCATGCCCAACATCTTGTTCGGGCCATTCTTTTTCAGATTGATGTCTCCAATATGGTGTGTCTGTACGTGAAGTTAGTTTATAATGTAATGCTACAAAATCTCTAGCATGAGTAATGAGATTTCTAGCAGTAAAATTATAAGCATCTATATCAAATCCATTTACCTCATAATTATTTCTATCTAACAGTTCAACTATCTGAAATAGTAAATCATGTGTTGAAACAAGAGATGTAGATTCTAATGGTTCAACGAATGCATAAGATAATCCAATACCAATTACATTTTTAACCCATGCTTTCTCGTGTATACCATGTCTTATATTAATCCTACGAACATCAACATCATCAGTTCCTAGATGTTTTTTAAATTCTCTTTCTGCTCTATCATCATCTACAAAATCACTAGAGTATACATAACCTCTTCCCATCTTATCCCATGTAGGAGTATTCCAAACCCAACCATTATCAAGACCTGTACAGGTAGTGACATTAAGTAATTGATTTTCTTTATCAGAATACTCAATAGGAGTTACAACTGCCCTATCATTATCTAACCAAGGTTTATATGAGAAAAATTTAGATCCCATCTCCTTTTCTAAAATATGAGATCCAAATCCAGTACAATCAATAAACAAATCTGCCTCATATTTACCATGTAACTGTCCAACAAGAGATGTTACATAACCATTCTCATCTTTCCTAACACCTACAATATTATCATAATGATGTACTAAATCTTTACATACATTATTTTTTAAATACTCGCCAAATAATGTTGCATTAATATGATAAGCAGTATACTGATCAAAATCAAACTCTAAAGTTTCACTACCTCTAAAGTTACGATTATGTTTTGCTAAAAAATAATTATCACTAAAGTATTCACAGAAAGATTCTGTTGGTAAATCATACTTAGCACTTAATAAAGACCATTGACCTAAACCTTCTTCAGTTAAAAGTTTGTCAAAGGGATAATCAAATGAATGTCCTTTCTTATAAAAATCTACAAATCTTATAGAATTTTTATAGGTAGCATTACATGCTTTCATCCAATCTTTATCTTCTAGACCTATAGCTCTAAGAAAATGATTGAAACCTAATATAGTTGACTCACCCACACCAATAGTAGGAACAGATTTAGATTCAACTACAGAAACATTAAGATTATACTTAGATAAAAGGGCAGCTGCCATCCATCCAGATGATCCACCACCCACTACCAGTACATTTTTAATCTTCATACGTTCCACTCAGCAAATTTAGATAATCTATTTTGAGTCTCTTTAAACTGTGGTATCTCTTCTTCCTCTACATCCATGACAGATGTACTATCAGCAACATCAAACAATCTCATCTTAGATCTGTCAATACCTATCATAAACTTCTTGTTACTGGTAGGATCATTATATCTATTCTTCAACTGTTTAATCATTATACGTCCTTGGGATTCCAACTCCTCAGTAGAAATGAGAGCGAACATAAGGTCAGCAGTAGCAGGAAGTCCGAAGGACTCACTTGTGTCAGTAAGGTCAGGATCGCTAGACCCAAAACCAGCACGAGTAGTTTGAGTAGCACTGACAATCGGTACGTTATGTTCCACAGCAAGTCCACGAAGCTCCTCCGCAATCGCTTTAACATACGTATAAGAATTGACAATCGCACCCTTGTATCTCGCACTCGCACAAATGTTTAGATAATCTATGAATATTATATCAGGTTTGAAATCTTTTTTCAAGGATAAATCTGATAAAAGTGCCTTGAAATGACCCACATGTGCAGATGCTGTAGGGTACTCTTTTATGATGAGTTTGCCTTGTGTCTTTCTGGCAATCTCATTGACTTTGCTATTGTATAGAACCTCTGGTAGCTCTGCTATATCTCTTATGTTTACGTTGAGAAGATTTGCATCAATTCGTTCAGCAATTTTCTCCTCTGCCATTTCACATGTAATGTATAGTACGTTCCGTCCTTGCAACAAGACGGAGCTAGCCATGTGGCACATGAATAAAGACTTCCCGACACCTGTACCAGCAAGTGCGATGTTAAGAGTTTTATTAGGGATACCACCTTTTGTAATATGGTTAAACTTTTCAAGATCAAAGGGAATTTTCTCTTCGGTCTTGTGGTAGAAATCATATCTGTCTTTAGACTGTTCAATGTAGTCATGTCCGATGTGTTCATCAAAAGAGACAGCCAAAGCTTCCTGAAGGATACTGGGTATAGCACCCTTGTCTAGCTTGCTGTCTCCACCATCTGCAATCTTGATAGATTGCATTAACGCAAGATATATAGCACGATCTTGACACCACTTTTCTGTGGCATCACATAACCATTCCTTATCAACCCACTCATCACTATACTCTTTAATTAATGTGAGAGATTGCTGAAAGGTTTCGTCTGTAAGATCACTACGATTCTGTAGATTAATGCTAAGAACTTCTTTGGTAGGAACTTTATCATACTTGGTAGAGAAGTCTTGAATCTCTTCAAAGATAACTCTCTCTTGAAGTTCAATAAAATAATCTGGCTTGATGAAAGGTACTACCTTACGATAGAACTCCTCATCATATACCAGATTCCTTAGAATTGTTTCTTCAATTCTTTCAACCATAACTATATTCTGTCCTTGCTGCTTCTTCTAATTTTGCCATCACTTCGTCTGTGAAGTATTTCTCAGGATCACTGAGTATAGACTTAGGATAAACATTACTACCACCCACGGAGATACGGTTGCCCACCCGTTTGAATACTCCATGCTTCTCGCCAAGTTCCAAGAGTCCATAATAGCGGTCAAGTCCACGTTCGTCAAAGAATAATCTGGTAGCAACTTTAGAACCCTCCTGTGTAAATCGTGATTTTTTTGCTTCGCACTTGATGATGTTACCAACAACATCAGTACCGTCCTTCTCCTTAGATTTGGACAAATATATTATAGTAGATGCTGCATACTTTAGTCCAGCAC